GGATCCGGAATGGCGTTTTGGATCAACTTCCCAGGTTACGTTAGATCTAAGTCCTATGGCTTGAAACAATGAATTGAAATTGGCCTGTTGACCCAATTTGATTCTATCAGTTTCATTTCTTGGAGGATCAGATCTTGTTATATCTACAAGAGTTACAATTTTATATCTAGGCATAATGTGCTACTATTTACAGAGATAAAAAAAGGGCGGAAAATAAATTCCGCCCCCACTTCCCATCCCTAGGAAATATTAAACTGCTAGACCTAGTGTAGCTACAACTGCTAATGTGAATCCAGTTACTGGAACAGATGCAGGTGTACCTGTACCTTGTAGAACAACATAGATTGGGTCTGTGCCGTCAAAGTCAGAAACTGCTGCAACTGTGAATGCGTCTGGGCCGCCAGTATCAGAACCTGTACCGTCTCCGCCTGCATTGCCTAGTGCTTTTAGAACTTCTACTAGATCTGCTTCTGTAGCATCACCAGCGTCTTTAACGATTGTGCATACCAATAGACGACCGCTTAGACCTTGTGTGTTTACGATTTGCTCGTAGTTAGCACCGAAAGTTGTTGAACCAACTGATTGTGAAATTAAATTTGCCATGATTTTCTCCTTATCTCTTAAATCGTGATCCCGCTCCGGGACCGGCATTATTATTTATATTGGATTGGAGAAAACGTGCGAAATCAGCGTGTTTTGGCTCTATTTGCCAGGGTAAAGTGCAGTCTTGGGACTAGTTTTATATCACCAATGATATAACCTTCACCACCGGGTTTACCGTTTACGCTTTGTTTTACTGGGCTGCTTTGATCTATGTCAGCTATCACAGAATCTTTAGCCGACATAATAGCTTCCCAAGATGCGAATATTGCGTCAAATGCTTTTGGCTGTTCTTCTCTTAGTTTTTTGATTTTCTGCTGTTTAGGAGCCGATACGCCGCTGCCTGCTAGCCACTGATCAAATTTTTGATTCAGTCCGCTGAGGTTTCCTGTGTCGACCTGGCTGTTGACAAATTTATAAAGTATACCCTTAAAATCTGACATCTTATCAGCTGCTAATTTAGCATCGTCTAAGAGCCCGTCGATGGCCATCTTGTTGAGATTTAGAACACCTTTGGCTTTGTTGATAGCAGATGTATCGATTTTAGGAGGAGTAGTTATCTGTATGTGATGGATAACAAAAACTCCAGCGTTTTTATCGATACCTGGAACATCTCCTGTGATTGGAGAGTCGTTGTATTTGTGCATGACGAAGCCGGCTTGGCTGTTGGAAATTTCTTCTCCTAGCTCGGAATCTTTAGGGATTGAATATGTTACAACGTTGGGTGTGAAAGTATATTCACCCTTGTCATTTAGTGGAGGTCTAGTATAGAACAGCACATCTGCAAATATAGTTCCTCTAAACTTCTTATCTACGATATTTTCAATCTGAGGGAATAGGTCGCCCATTGAGTTTATGAACTGTTGACGCTTTTCATCTATGTCTTTGCCTCGAGCGGACAGCATTGATTTTAGTGCATCAGGATCTTTGGCTTTGCCGTCATAGCCCTTGGCTGTATATCCGCTTTTATCAGTTAAGAAAAATTCTCCTGATTCGTCCCTGCCAAAATATATCGCAGGAGATCCGTCCCATTTGATCCTCATGTTTTTAAGATTCTTAGGAAGGGAAGCGATGGCGTTGAGTGCCCTAATACCTCCGGCAGTGCCTTCGATAATAACTAGGTCCTCAGCATGTTGAAGCTCTCGACCCACTTTGGCTTCAACTAAAAATTCAAAAGCTCTCATTTTACTATTTCTATCATTTTACGGAACCATGCTCCGGATCCGGGTTGAAAGCTTTCAACTTTACCTGCCTGTGGTAGTTTGATTCCTTCTTTGTCTAATTCAGCTCTGGCCTTGGCTACTAGATCTTCGTAGTTTGGCAGCTTGATAATGTAATCAATAATAGCTTCGGGATCTGCTAGATCTTTTTCTGTGGCAGTTTGTCCTAACAGTTTTTTTGCAATTTCTCTAGGATCTTTGCTGATTACTTCGTTGGTTTCTCTGTTAACTAATCCGTTCTGGAAACTCCACTTCATTCCCCTCGAGCTAGCGATACTAGATAGTATGATGTGCCTATGAGCTCCTTTGAGTTCTGATCCTTCTTTGCCGCCCTGCATACTCCATTTCATCCACTCCCTTTCGCCGAACATGAAGTCTGCTTGTACATAGCCGTTTTCTGGATCGCCTTTGATAGGAGTCTTGAAGTGTACAGAGATACCAGACTTTTTAATCCATTCTTTAGGATCTCCGCCTTGGTCCCTAATGTAAGCAGATAACTTCTCTGCAAACTCGTTTTTGTTAACTTCGTTGGCATCTATGGCTAGATCTAAGTCACCACTGCTTTCTTTTTTGCCAGTGGTGCCTAGCATATGATCTGTAAGTTCAAGCCCAGTAACAGTCTCAAGCCACTGTACTGTAGGTATCACATCAGCTTTGTTGATGCGTTTGGTTAAGATCGTTCCGGCGTCATCTTTGAAAATGTTTCCGCCTTCGAATAAGTTACTCATTGTCTTTGTTCTCTAAGTTTTTTTTGTTTTTTCTAGATTCGGCTATTCTTTTGATTCCTCTAGTAAACTTAGCTGGCTCTTTTCCTTTGATAGCATTAATTAGGCGCCTTTCCAACTCGTCCGCTGCTTCCGGCCCATAGTGTGTATGTAGCGATTCTATGAGGTTTATAGCAGAATTAATGATATTGGTAGCTCTACCCTCATATAGCGCATCTTTATTGCGCACCTCTGCTATTTCATTAAGTTCCTGCAGAATCGACCGAGTTCTAAGTTTCATAATTTTTCCGAATTATTGTTTATTTAATCAAACTTTTATCATTATAAACAAACACTAGATCTAAGTCAAAGGAAAGAAAATCATTGTGCGATCGCACATCTCAGTATAAATACTGATACACACAAGGAGACAGTAATGTTCAAAACAACTTTAAACAGCATATGGGATTTTCTCTGTTCAGTAGGCAAAGCACGTTATGCCGCAGAACTAGCCCGTAACGGAAAATGGCGTCAAGCGCAGGAATTGATGAGTAAGTAAGATGTTCTGCGAATTTGAAGAGGTTCCTTATCAGTTATGGGGACCTTGGCGAAATCAATGGGGCTACGTCACAACCGTAGCCCAGTTCGACGAAGACGATATCATGCTGAAAAGCATCACACCCTACAACAGAAAGATCGTCCGAAGATTCTCAGACTGGGAAGAATGTCAGCGATTGATAGAACTGATAGAGCAGGATCGGAGATTTTAATTTATGTTTACTCTTGATTTCTATCCCGCAGGGATATATAATAATACATACACAAACACACAAGGAGAAGTTATGTTTTCACCACACTTTTACATTGATTCATTTCAAAGTACCAAAAAGATCATCTCTGATCAAATTTTCAAAGATCCTGCACTGAACAAAGCAGCACACGCATATATCGATGCACAAACACAATTTGCCAAGATGGCCATTAACAACACCATCGACATGGCTAAGTATTCTGTAGATTCAGTATCTAAAGTACTGTTTCCAAAGAAGGACAGCGTCGCCTAAAGACGCAAGACATACACAAACACACAAGGAGAAAAATTATGTCAAATAATGGTCTAAACTTACCTGAAGTAAAATTGCCCGAAGTTAAATTTAATAAGAACGGTTACGAAATCCGTACAGAAATCCTTAATATGGCGAAAGATTTAGTTTCCCAGGATTTTCATATGAAATTCCAAGGTTGGGAACTGACTGCTACTCGTGATGAGAAAACTGGTCAGATCGTTAACACTGTTAGCATGCCAGAGTTCCCAGGACTTGACAAAGTTCTTGAAACAGCAGAAAAAATGTACGCTTTTGTAAATAACGGTGCAACTAAGAAATAATATACACCGCATAGCGGAAATTTAATTATAGTGTATAAGAAAGGGCTCTTCGGAGCCCTTTCTTTATTGTCTAACTGTTGCTAATCTTAGAAATTCAAGTATCTTGATGTAGAGCCAACCAACATCAAATTCAAACCAACGACGGCTAAATTTAGGACTTGCCGGATCTAAATGGTGATTGTTGTGTAGTTCTTCGCCGCCAATTAATATTCCAACTGGACTTACATTTCGACTATGGTCATTGGTACTGCCATTACGATAACCCCACCAATGTCCAATACCGTTGATGAAACCCGCAGCCCAGAATGGAATCCATATCATCTGGATACCCCATATCAATAATCCGGGTAATCCAAAAAGAACAAGATCTATGATCAACATGAGAATGAATCCCATTCTGTGATGACGAGTATAAAACAATTCTAATTTGTCTTTGGGGGTGCCTGCACCGTATTTGATAATCATTGAAGGATCTTTGGTAGCTTCGTGATATAGACTCCATCCTCCAAATAACAACTTCCATATACCAAATATCTGCGGGCTATGAGGGTCGCCGGGCACATCAGTGTTTTGATGATGCATGCGATGTACTGCTACCCAGGCCTTGGTAGTCATACCTGTGGTCAACCAAACCCAGAAACGGAAAAAGTGATTAAGCCAAGGATGGAATGCTATTCCTCGATGTGCTTGGCTACGGTGTAGATATAGCGTAACGCTGACTATCGTAATGTGTGTGAGTAATAGAGTTATTAATAACCCTTGTATAAAGTTTATTTCTATCATTAATAGTTCCCCGAAGCTAGCACTATCTTGCAGATGTGTTCTAGCCTCTCAATGTGTTCAAAACTACGCCATGGAGTTGAATCAATAGCTACGACTCCGTGACCTTTTATTCCTACTATGTCGTACTTAATCTCTCCTGTGCGTTGATTTAAACCCAACTTTTCATGGCACTGGTCGCCCAGTTCTTGGCTTATAGGAGGCACATCACCTACGTTCGGTGCGACTCTTGTGTATCGACTTAGCTCTGGAAAATCTTTGGCTAGATCACTTAATTCTATACCAGCATGCATAGCCGCAACGATGTATGTGGGATGTATATGTGTAACTACCCTAACTTCATCGTTGTGTATCTCTTTCTGTAGGCCAAAATGCAAGGGCATTTCTCCAGTGGGTTTTAGGCCGATGCTGATATCGCTATAGGGCATTTCTTCCCAAGCATATTGATAATCCAAAGTTCCCATACCACTGATCAAAGACTTGTTGATTTTTATCTTTTTAAATTGATCAGGCTGCATAGTCTGTTTACGAACTCCGCTAGGTGTTACATAAAAATGATCACGATCATGGTGACGGATGGAGATGTTGCCGTCTCTGCTGGTAATCCAATTGCGTTTGTATGCTTCTACTAAGATATCACAAATTGTTTCTAACATTTATCTTCCTTGGCGAGTCTGGAATCATTCCAAACATTGCGGTTGTGTACTATCGATTCTTTTAATAATCGAAAAGTTTTTTCTTTGTCTGTTTCTGTGTAGACAAAGTACAATGAATTCAACGGAGGTCTTCCTGTGTTTTCATCGTACAGTGTCTTATACTCATGATAGTAGTTTAGCCAGACTATCTGACCGCTTGATACACGTCTAGGTAGCCAGGCAAATCTACGCATCAATGAAACTGATCGGCTTCGGTTGAATTCTTGTTGG